TGGCCATGATAGCGCTCCTAGTTCTCGGTTACGGCGCGGAAACGCAACACGCCATGCCATGAGACGCCGTCTGGATCTCTTGTGGCTGGTTCGGTGAACTCGCACCAGAGAGACGGCATATTGCCGGCTGACAGCGCGATCGTCTGATAGTGCAGCAGGTCGCGGACGCGCTTGACGATCTCGAGCAGTTGCAGCTTCGCGGACTTGCCGCTCACCTCCTGCTCGGTCCAGCAATGGATCGTGAGCGTGTGCTCCTGCGCGTCGCCGCTCGACGTGTGGTAGTTGTTCGCGGTCGCCTCGCCGATGTCGACGTAGGGGCAAACCTGGCCCGCCGGAACGCCGTTGAACACGCGGCCCGAGCCGATCAGCGCCGTCAACGTGCTGTCGCTCGACAGCGTCGTGTAGATCGCGGCCATCAGCTCTTGCGTGCGGTCGGTCATTTCGTCTTGAACCCGGCGGCCTTACGCTGCACGGCGTCGCGCATCAGAGCGATAGCACGGTCGCGGTTCTTCATCACGGACGGCGTCATGAATGGGCGCGCGGCCATGCGGCGGGTGCCGAATTCGAGGTATCCGGCATATGCGGTGCGCGCCTCGAGGTAGCCCTGGACCTGCTGCCCGACGACCTTCGCATCGCCCACAATCGAGTTGAGCAGCCGGCCCGTGTCTGTCGCCGGCGGCTCGCCGGGCGCTGACGCCTGGTGCTTGATGCTCCGGTTCTTGCCCTTCATGTAGATGCGGCCCGTCTTGGGCCCGCGCGCGACCGCGCGCTTGGCATCCGCCACCATGAGGTCGATCGCGCCCTTGAGGCCCGCCTGCAGCGCCGCGAGGGTTTCCTCGGTCAGCGCCTCGGCCTGGATCTCCGGCGGCTGGTTGATCATCCAGAGCATGGCGTGCCTACTCGGCGGCCTGCATCACGGCCGGCGCGTCCCGGGCGTTGAGAACCTCGCCGAGGATCTCGGCGAGCTCGATGGTCGCGGCGCCGAACTTGAACCCCTTCACGCAGGCGACGAGCTTCTCGTGGTCGGCATCCTCAATAACGAGGTTCGTGTCGTTCGCCGACTTCAGCGCCTTGAGCACACGCGACCGTTTGACGATCTCCTCGACGTCGCCACCCTCGGGCATCGCCTTGACCACGAGGGTGAGGATTTCCTTCGACGTGATCTTCTTGTTTTCGCTGTCGTCGAGCGTCAGCAGCTTCACGAGCTTCATGCGGTCCCCCTGATGGTTGTGTCCGGCGCGATGGTAAGGCGGTTCGCGCGAGGGGCGAAGCAAGTCGCGGTTAGCTCCAGTTTGCTGCGTTGATCTGATCAATGGTCGTGATGGTCTCTGCGTCGATGGCGCTAGCTGATTGTCACCGGGATCAATTCGATTTGAGCGGATGCCGCCTGCGCAGCCTGCTGCTGCTCAAACCCTTTGGTGTAGTTGAGCGCGTCCACAATGACTTCCTCCGTCCACTTGCGGATGAGCCATTCGGAGGTTTCGCCCTCGGGCATGCGATACTTGACGGCCATTGCCGTCAGAAGGCGAGCAACGTCGGCGTCGCCAATAGATGCGTTGACGTTCATGGTCGAGCCGTTGACCATGGTAACTGTGATGGTGATTGCAGCCATGATTGGTGCTCCTTAAGCAGCGCCAATGGTTGTCACGGTTCCAGAAGATCCACGGTATTTCAGGGCGCCGCTTTCGACATAGAGGATGCCGCCGCCCGTTGGGTTAGACGATGGGGCAGCGCCTGCGTTACCAATGAAGACGACGCCCGTGCCGCCATTCAGCGCGGCGCAAAGCGTCATGACAGATGCGTAGGTGTTCTGCGTCGTGCCGCTGCTGCCAGCCGGGGCAACCTGGAAGTCAATGTTGCCGCCAGCGCCCGTACCCGTGCCACGCGAAGCTTTGACGGTCGTATTAACGCCAGCAGTGTTACTCGTTCCTGAGGAGACAGACTGAAAGCTTATCGTCTGCGCTACAGGAGAGGCAGCGTCTGCTGCTCCGAATTGAAAATTAGCTGCGGCTGGGCGAGAGAGGATGGTGTCAGTGCTTAACTTGAGAAGCGCTGTGGTACTGGTGAGGGTCAGTACGCTTGACGAGTCAAGGGTTGCGGCGCCAGCATTGGATGCGTAGAGGAAGACGGTACCACCACTTGCAAACAAGCCCGTTAATGTTCCAGTATCGTTGCCGAAAAATCCGCCATCAAGACTTGTGATGCGCCCCGTCCTGCTGACTTTGAATTGGCTCGTCCCAGCCTTCTGCAGATCCATAAGCAGAGAGGCAGATGCAGAGGCTGTATCTGTGACGTTGAGCTTCAGCCCTGTGAACGTGACTCCAGCAGAGTTCCAAGTCTGCGTTGCATCTATGACAGGGGTGGAGGACGTGACCGTGCCGCCAGTGATGGCGAGGGCAGAGAGAGTTCCGGTCGCGAGGGTGATGCCCGTTACGCCGCCAAAAGATCCAGAGTTGTTATACTGGACCTGACCGGAGGAGCCGCCCGGAGATGATGCGGTGACGCCGAGCGTGGTGCGTGCCGCTGCGGCGTCGGCCTGGGTCAGGAGCGAGCGGCCAAATGTCGTCGTGGTGAGCGCGGCAATGGCGGTTAGGTCGCTGTCGAGCGGCTGGTAGCTGGCGAGCAGCGTGTCGACCTGCGTGCTCGAGTAAACGCCCGAGACGTCCGCAGCGGCGATGCTCAGCATCGACTTGACCTGCGAGGCGGTCAGCTCGGAAGGCGCGGCACTGCCGCCGCTCACATTGCCCAGAATGCGGTTGTTCGCGACGTTGGCGATCTTCGCCAGAGTGACGGCCGAATTGTCGATCTGAGCCGTGCCGACGGTGTCGAGGTTCGCCAGCGCCTTGAGGTAGGCAATGATCGCGGCGTTGTTGGCGTTGATCTTCGTGCCAGCGGCGCGCGGCGTGTCGCCGGTGCCGTCGTTGGCCGCGGTGCCGATGCCGATGTCTTGGAGGGTTAGGCTCATGCCGCTTGATCCCAGGTCCAGGTGCTCGTCGTGGCGTCGAACTTGTCGCCGGTCGTGCTGTCGAAAGTGATCTGGTTGTCATCGCCGACTGCGGTCTGCGAGACCTGCAGTTCTTCGCAGGCCAAGTCCAGAAACCTGCGGTGCATGTCGGGGTTCGTGATGCCCTTGATCTGGAACGTGCGGTCGCGCCACACGAGGCGATCTGCCGGCGCGATGCTGTTCGCGTATCGCACCGTGACTTTCCAGTCGGCCTTTGCCTGGATCTGCTGCCGGCGGTACTGCTCGCCGGCGTTCATGGGCGCGACCTTGGCGTAGACGGTCATCAGGTTCGACCACGTCTCGATCAGCCCGCCGATGGCGTCGCGCGTGCTGCTCACGCGCTGGATCGTGACCCGCTCGCGAAGATCGCCTGCCGTTGGCTCTGCCATCAGCCGATCACCTTGTAGCGGGAGAGGATCATTGCGGCGGCGTTCGGGATCTCTTGGGCTTCGCGGTTCTCGTATAGGTGCTGGGCGATCATCTTCACAGCGTGCCGGATGGGCGCGGGCACATCGGTCGGGTCGGTGCCGTTGCCTGCGGTGAACTCGACGCGGATGCCGCCGACGCTGCGCACGGGCGCAATGATCAGCGGCCAGATCTGCCCGACGCGCTTGGCCACGCGGCCGAAGCCTGCCTCGGTGGTCGCGGAATCGTTGCTGCTCGCCCAGGTCGTTTCGGTGCCGTCCTCGGCGACGGTCTTGATCGCGCTCACCGTCAGAAACGGCGCCTTGCGGATCAGGAAGCTCGTCGCTTCGAAGGTGCTCGGGATGCCCTCGCGGACGCCGTTCCACCACTCGTCGTTCGCCGCCCCCGGCCAGCGGTCCATGGTCAGGCGCCAGGCCTCGGTGAGGAACGCCCGGCGGGTGATGTCCTGGGCGCGCGCGGTGGCGGCTTCGACCAAGCCCTCCATAAAAGCGTCACCTTCGGGGATAGTATCGAGCCGCCCGTGGGCTTTCATTTCGGCCACGGTGACGAGTGGCGTAGTTGCAGGGGTCACCAGCTCCAGCGACCCGGCATCGCATTGCTTGCTCGTGGTGAGCATTTAGACCCCCGTGGATGCCCCAAATTTGGCCCTACGAGCCACGCGAGCTTTCTTGGCCCCGTCAGGCGCCCCGGCTGCCTCCCCTGGCGCTCCTGAAGCGTCCTGCGCGGCATTC